GTCGGGCCAGGGTCGCCCGGAAAGAGAATGGACTATCAACGGTGGGGATCACGCGACCAGCGTGTTTTCAACTCCTGCCAGGGTGTGCCGTCATCCCATGAGCCCGCCGGGACGGAGCCGGCGGGTTTGGTGCGCGCGTTACGCTTGCTTAATGTGCGTGCGCGCGCGTATGTGCGTTACGCTTGCTTATGGTGTGTGGGTGTGCGCGCGCGTGCGTTATTAACATGCGGTCTGCGAGGCGCCCAGTTTAGAGTGCCACAAATGGAACCAGCGCCATCGCGTCCTCTGCAACCTCCTCAATGATGGGCCCGCGGCTGACCGCCGCGGCGACGGCATTTTGGGGGTTGCGCAGCGAGCCGACGATGCGCGCGACGTCTGATGAGTGCTCGGCACCCCACTGCGCGGCCTTGGCCACGCCGTGGGTGACGGCTGAGCCGGCTGACCAAACCCGAGACCACCACGACGGTTTGGTGGCGGCGGCGATGTGTTGGGCCAGGGCCACTTCAGCGCCTGACCCGATGAGCGGCGGAACACCGTTGCTGTTCACTAGACCGGGTGAATAGCTGACGGGCGCCGCCATGCCGGCGGTGCCGAGCAGCGCACGGGCGATGCTGGGTTGCGGACCAATGCGCATGGAGCGGTCACCCGATTCGAGCATGCGGCCAGCGGCCACCACGCCGCTGCCTACGCCCACCGCGGCAGTGGGCAACTCCGACATGCGGTCCCACGGCAGCGGAAACCATGGCGCCTTGCGGGAGAACGGGTAGAGGTTGCCGTTGCCGTAGGGGGTGACAATGTGCTCAATGTTCATGGTGGCGCGGACCTGGAAGGACTGCGTGCTGGTGGTCGACAGCCCGTTGAGGCATATGATGACCGCGGGTGCCCGGCGCAGAAAGTTCACGGGCAGTGACGTGGCAAACGGCTTGCCAGGGCCGTCGCCCCATGTAACCGTGCCGACAAGGCCGTTGTTGACCATCATCCATGACGAGCCGTACGGCTCATCCTCGTACTCCGTAAGCGGGGCGGATGTGGGCACGTAGAAAAACTCGTAGCGCTCGCCGGGCTGGATGGCGCCCACCTCCTTGATCCTGCTGTCGCGGGAGAACGTGGTGGTGCCGTTGTACGCGTCCGGCCAGATCGGGTCGAAGACATCCGGTGCCACCACCGTGTCCTGCTGGCCGGATGATGAACTGCCGGCCACCGCCTCGGTGCGCGAAGTGAGCGCGATGCTGCCGTTATCACCGCCGCGGATGGTGCCTTGCATGTTGAGCATGGAGGATGATGGGGTGACGGTGACTTTGATGCTGACGACGCGTCGCGGGTTGGGGTTGCCCTGCCCCGCCGTGCCTGTCGAGTAAATGCAGGTGTCCGAGTCCCAGGCGGTGGACAGCCCGAACGAGCCAGCGTAGTACTGGTTGCCGTCAGTGACGGGCCAGTACAACTGCGCAGCCGTGAGGTTGTCGGTCTGGGTGGTGCTGCCGATGTTGGCGGGGCCGGAGCTGCGAGCGACGAGCATGCCGTAGTGCACGTTGGCGTTCGTTGATGCGCGGTACTCCCAACTGGTGGTGTTGATGCCGTTGTTATTGAATCCCACCGTGAGGTTCGTGCCGCCCACACTGCACCCCCACCAGTCACCGATGGCCAAGTACATGTTGGCGTGGTTCGTGATCGGCCCTGCCCCAACAGCTTGCGCGTTGGTGATGGTGGTGGTGAAGTTGTGCTGGGTGACCAGCGTGTTTTGCGGTGCCATGCAGGGCCCGCGTGCCAGCGCCGACGGTTCAAACATGCCCAGCACGTAGTGGTCTAACGCTGTCGCCTGAACCTGTTGGGCCGCACGGGGCGCACGATGTGCGGCGGCGGCCAAGCGTGACTCTGGGGCTGTGGCGGCGGCGAGCTGCATGGCCTCGAGGGGGCTAGCGTAGTCGGGGTTTGAAAATGCCACTCGTCGTCGCTGATTTCCACCACTTGGTCGTGAGGCGTTGCTTCGACGGCCGGACGGTCGGCGGCTGGTTGACCGGCGCCGCTGCTTGCGGGTGCTGCTGGACTTACGGGTTTTGGTTGCGCGTGGCATTTGCAGTCACAGACTTGCATGTTGATTGGTGGCGCGATTGCCCGCCCAGCATCGGTGTAGGCCCCGCGCGGCTAGCCAGGCCGCGCGGTGCGCAGTACGCGCTTATTAGTTGTGTGGGTGGTGAGTGGGCGCACGCAGTCGCAAAGTCGCGTTACAGACTCTAGGTGCGGCGTGGGCTCACGGCCTGTCCATGAGGTCGGCAAGATCGACCTCACAGACGCGCGCCAGCAGTGGGTGGGCCAGGACCTTGGCCCCGGGTGGCAGTGAGCCGAGCAGCCGCTCGATGCGCCGGACCTCAGTAGGGCTGAGGCCGTAACGGCGGCACATCCACGGAACCATGCCGGTGGCGTCGCCTTGGTCGGCCGTGGCCACGTGGTACCGGAGCATGTCGTTAAGGTGGGCATACGCCGCGCGCGCCGCCTCGCCGGTGGGGTCAGAGTGGGTGCGGTGTGCGTCGAGGAAAGCCCTGAGGACCGGAACCCCGCGGCATGTGGGCCACAAGCCCGTGACCACAGCGTTCTTGAATGACCCAACCTTCTGGCGCGAGGGCGGCTTGCAAGTCCAAAACAGCCGGGCCATGAGGCGGCCGGGTTTGGGAACAAACCTGTAGCACGTGCCATCGTGCGCCCACACAGCGCTGATGAAACTTGCGTGCTCCAGCTCGTAGAAGCTGCGCGCCTCGGGTCGGATGCCATAACAGGCCTCAGCCCGCGACATGCGGTGAGTGATGGTGTCAGGGTGGTGCGGCGTGTACACCGCAGCCAAACAGTCGTCGCCAGCAACGATGATGCGTGCCCGGTAGCCCACGTCCGTGCAAGCCTGTAACGCAATCGCGGCGTTGATAAGAGAGTTGCCCAACGTCGTGTCGTTGTGGCCGCTCTTGGTGCAACCGTACGATGTGTACTTGATGAGCGTGCCGTCCTTGTTGGTGTGGCGACCCAAACACTCGTAACAATCGTCAACGTACCTGAGGTACTCGTCGCGGAGCTGCGGGTGCTCGCTCAAAGCCAGGGCGTAGCAGTGGACCTTGAGGTTGTGGTGGTGCCAATGCATGGTGCTATCCCAGTTCTTGCCGTCGCGCTCGTAGTACCGGGGTGCCGGGGATTGGGCGTCAGACGTATCGCCCCAAGCTGCCAGCTGGTTGGCGTTGAGGCCTGAGGCGAACGTGACGGGCATATGCGGCGTGTCGTCGCACAGCACCTCACAAAAGGCTTTCTGCAGCGCACACGTGACGCGGGCGTGCCGCTCCTGTGATGACAGCGCAGCATTTTTCATCAGACCGCGCGCTTTGGAAGGCTCCTCGTGAGCCCCCTCGTACTTGAGCATGAGCACGACTCGGTTGTCCGCGTACGGCTCGGCTTGAGCGGCGTCCGCGAACTCGGTGCGCCGACGTGCCGTCCACTTGTCACCCCAGTGGGCGTCGTAGTGGACAAGCCAGTGCTGGAAGGCAGCAGCGAGGCGTGCCCGGTGGCGGGTGAGCAGCTCGATGAAGGCTGTGTAAGGATGCCAAGTCTGGTTGCATGCCATACAGTGTGGGCTGTACTCGTGCGGTAGTATGCCGTAGGGTTGGTGGGTGCGGCGCCACGTCGCGCAGCACATGCCGTCAACTTGCTCGCCGGTTGCTGTGCGCCCCAGTGCAACAGCATTCTTGGCGAAGGCGACGGCCGTGCTTCTCGTCACAGGCCTGGAGGCGGTGCACTGCTGAGGCCGGATGGTCACTTCCGGTCTCGGTGCGAGATGCCGGTTGACCAATGCATTGTGCGCGTTGCAACCACACCTGCGCATGACGTAGCTGAGCGCCGTGGCCTTGCCCAACAATCGCGCACCAGGCCAGTCACGAAGGCACGGTGTTGAACCGCCAGTGGTGGACATGGTGTGAGTTGGGTCAATCGCGGCCTGAGCATGTCCCAGACAGATTGAGTCGGTGTCGGCGTAGGGCAGGCAGTAGGCTGCCGGGCGCATGTTGGCGATCTCACGCCAGGTGGGTGAGTGCTGGGGCACAACCCGCGGCAGGGTGGGGTGCGCGGTCACGGTGGGTAGCGGGGCGACGCGCCACGGTTGTGCGTCACCCTTGTCGGCAGCGGCGGCCGTTGCGAGTGCGGCCAATGCCGCCCTCCTCACTGACACTCGGTTGCCCCGGGCGCGCCGGGGCACAACCCGTTTCCCGACGGCGGGTGGGTGTGGCTGCTGGGGTCAGTGTCCGCCAGACAATGCGGCGCTACGTCGGGGCATGTGTCAGGTTCCAGCCCGGTCATGAGGTGATGGTCGGCGCACGCGCAGTGCGGGCCGGGATCTGCGCACGTGTCGGGGTCCAAGCCGGAGGCCGTGCGCGGGTCGACGCAGTACTGCGTCGGTGGTGGTGGTGCGGGCGGGGCCGGCTGTTGACTGCTGTGCTCCCCGTCACCCACTGGCGCGGCGTACGCGCTGCTGAGGCCGTCGCGGAAGCCATCCACCGCCGCGGTGAACACGCGTGTGGGGATGCCCGCCCGTAGCGCCTTGGCCGCCAAAGCCGCCAGACGGCCGACGCCCCTGCCGGTGCTGTCGGCGACCATCAGAGCTGCGTCGAAGCTAGTGGCTACAACTTGCTGGCGGGTCGGCAGGCTGGCGGCCATGACGGCCTGCGCGGCATCGCGTGCCGCCCGGGCGGCGTCCGCCAACGCCGACGACGTGACAACCGGGGGTTCGGCCTGGGTGCAGTGTGCCGGGGCCGCGTTGCGCACGAGATGCTTGGGCACCATGCTGGCTGCGGCGCACAACGTCGTGACGTCGGAGCAGGGTGGTGTCCATGGGCTGATCGGCGTGGCGCCGAGAATGTACGCTTCCGCGAGCTTGGGGCAAACGTACGCGTAGTCATCGGCTGGGTTGGCCGTGGCCGATGCCGCAGTGGTGCAGCCCCAGCGGTCATTGAGTGGGGCGACGCGCATGAGTGCCAGACACGCGGCACCGTTGAGCGCGCGGTTGCACCCGATTGCCCACGGTGTCAGTTCTGCACCCACCTGCCAGCTCTTCGCCACCTCTGCACACGGTGTGGCCAGAGCGCCGGTCCAAAAACACACGAACATGGCCGCGAACAGCAGGCCCGGGTTGCGGAGCAGGACCGAGGTGAGGCGGTGCAGGGCGACGGTGCACAGCATGATGACGGTGAACAGTGTGCTTATGATCGGCCAGTCGTGCACAGCGTCAGCAAAAGCATGGGCGCACCCTGCCGCGGCCCGGACAGCGGGTGTGGCAGTGGCAGTGAGTGGGCCGGGCAGGCTGCCGAGGGCATCGTGGGCGAGCAAGTCAATGGCGTGGTGGGCGCGCTGCTTGAGGTGGTGCTCATTGGCCGCTCGTCGGTCCTCAAGGGCGTTGTGGAGAGCCTTGTCCGCAATGGACTGCATGGTCGCGGTCGGGAGCGCAGGGCAAGCGCGGGCAATGGCACCCACTGCCCTGTTGCGATACACGTAGTGATCGGCCGGGTCGACGTCCTTGTGCATGTTGGTGAGTGCGATGTCAGCCGCCTGACGCGCGGTGGCGAGCATGGTGACGTCATCCACCTGCTCTATTGGCTTCACCAAGCAGTAGCTCGGCCCCACATTGATGGTGCCTACGGCCACCTCGACCACCTCAACGAGGTACATGCACGGTGACAAAGTGCCGGCATTGTCGCTGACGTATGAGCGTGGTATGGCGCAGCTGAACTGGCGGAACATGGGCACACCAGCAATGTTGGCCGTTACCGAGAAGTGGCTGTGGCCCAAACGGTGCGTGATGTCAGGGTGGCTGTACACCGTGCCGTCGGGGTGGCGTGGAGTCATGGTGAGCCACCGGGGCTGGCGGGTTTCATCGAACGTGGCGTCAAACTCCGGTGCGAGCCTGCCAGGCAGCACCACGGCCTTGTCC